CCTACGAATACACCAACAAATACTGAAACACCTACGAATACACCAACAAATACTGAAACACCTACGAATACACCAACAAATACTGAAACACCGTCTACAACTCCTACGAATACACCAACAAACACTCAAACGCCAACACCGTCAATAACTCCAAGTGGTGGTGGAAATAAACTTTGGAATACAAATACTACAAACTGGAATAATGAAACAGGTTTGTGGAATACAATATAAAATAACAACTTATGGGAACGCTTACAGGACAACAGATTAATAACACATATGACGGACTACTGAAATTGTCCGATTCAACAACAGGGATTACATCATCTCTACAAGCCATTGAAGATGGACTTGGAAATAATACGGGAACGAGGATTGCTACGAATTTATTCACAGCACCCAACATACCTAACTTGAACTTCAACCTCAAACCCGATTATGCGGGTACGGGAGTTGCTTCTGGTGCTGGTATAGCAATGCCAGCAAATAGTCAAAATACAACACTATACACACTATTTTATGACGCAGGAGTTTATGATTACTCAGCTATTACCTATAATCTCGGTACTTTGACCTCTACGAGTGATGTCGTTACCACAGCGTTCTATACCTTACAACTCGTTAATGAATATGGAATAGGACCAGCGGATTTGATTATGAGTGGTATAACATTAGACAGCACAGGTTCTACGGGAATTAAAACTACACTTTTACCTTCGACTTTATCTTTTAGTGGATACGGAGGAGGATTTTTTGTTTGTTGTTCCAGATTTACTAACTCAGGGGTCACTCCCACTGTGAGATACGGCGGGATGATTACAACCAGCATAAACCAATCTGTTACCGCATATTCGTTGGGTTATTATATTAACGCTAGTGGAAACGCATTGACACTTGCGAGTAGGCAGCCTTGGTTAGCATCACAGTATTTCCCTCTAGCCCTACCCTTCCAAACGAGTTATTCTCCCTTAGATATACGAAATAATATAACTAATCCGTTTGGTACGGCTATGGGCTTCGGATTGAAATTGAGAAAATAATGGCTTGGCAATACACCATAGAGGCGATGCAGGAAGTGGCAACGATGTTTCAAGTGATGATGAAACAAGCGTTGGTAGAAAAAATTTATCCCTATGGAAATCCTGACCAAAAAGGAACAGGAGACAAATATGCTTCAGGAAATCTATATAATTCAATTCAAGCTCTTGTTGAGATAGGTCCTGATGGTATACCACAAATACTATTAGAATATCTCGATTACTACGATTATGTAAACGCTGGTAGATTACCAGGTGTCAAAAGAGTTCCCACATCAGCACTTATCCAATGGATAAAGATAAGAGGTATTACAGTAGGAGATGATTTTGGAACCAACTCAATTGCATACGCAATAAATAAATCGAGAAAGAATAAGAATAAAAAACCTTTACCATTAGACCTGTTAAGAGCATGGGTAAAAAAGAAAGGACTAAAACTGAGTGAAGAAAAGAAGACCCTCTCACTCGCATTTGCCATCCAACAAAATATATTTAGATATGGCGTTAGACCAGCAAACATATACGACAGAGGTCTTGACAACTTTGCTGATAAATTGGATAACCCACCTGATAACCTTAACGCAGAACTTGAACAACTTTATCAAGCGATGGCAGAAGATGTGAATATATTATTGGATAACATTTTAAGAAATCAAATTCCAACGACATGAGTTTCAATTTAACCATATATCAACAACCACTTGAAGTTTGTCCAAGTCATGCTGACCACACTTGGAATGTGGCTCTCAATAGTTATTCAGCTTATACAGATATTAAACTTGTTGCAGATGTTTATAAAAACCCATATTTAAATGATTCTGGTTCAACACAGGATTATGGAAAGATAGCGAGACTTCTTATCCCACCAAATAGTTTTGGTCATTGTATATTCAATGTTGAAACAATTATCTATAACATAGTTGATGCCAACCCAAGAAACTTGGGTATGATTATATCAGGTTCATCAGCAACAACAGATGCCTATCTTGTTAGAGTAGCAGACTCACAGACAACATCGATAGAACTTGATACCAACCAAGCAACAATCGTTAATGATAGAACATCAACCATCTCATATTCAAATGGATTTAATGGTGGTTATGAAGGTTTTCAAAACATATATCAAATTAACGAATATAGAATATTATTCGGAGTACAATATACAAGTGGGGGAACAACAACAACGATTGTTCCATCAACATTTTCAGCATACACAGCTTATACTGGTGGGACAATATCTCCATTGAGTGCAGAGACGCAGCCTTATGGTGTAATGATTTATCCAGGTGTTCAGGACAATAAACAAATGTCCGAGAAATACTATTATTCAGGAAACAATCTGACAGGAAAATATAACTATTTGGATACATCAGTGCTGGCATATCAAATGAATACTGGTACAACTCAAGGTAATTTCATGTCAACATTTGGTAATGAGACAATACCTATGACCATACTTGGTTCAAATGTTTATCAGACAAGGTATAGAACGCACTATTATAAGTGTCCAATCATTGTAGGGTTTATGTATGGTGGTAATCCACTTTTTAACAATACCACAAGTGTTGAAGCAATATTGTATCTACAAAAAACTTCGAACAACGGACAATACAATTATGATGCGATACAAGCTCAACCAATATCATTTACCCCAAGAATAAATGCTCAAACTGCCGCACCATATTCATATCTCCAACAAAGAATTGCTTATGGAATATTTAAACCCAACCCAACGGTGAGAACAGATTCCGATGTTGCGATATATCTCACCAATGATGTTTATGGTTATGACTATGACATATACGGGTCATCGGAAATCGTACAATATAAAATGGTTGGGGAAGAGTGTCTCAATGACCCTGTTTCATTTCTCTTTATGAATAGACAAGGGATATGGGATACATATACATTCACAAAGAAGTATACAAAGAAGTTCGAGGTAAATAAAAAATCATATAACTCACAGAAGAGTTTGAATACTGTATATTGGAACAGACAATCCTATGATTCGGGGATTAAGAATTTCTATGGTGATGCCACAGAAATCGTGACAGTAGATTCCAATTTCGTAGCACAAAATGATGTTCAAATTATTGAGGAATTATTGATGTCCCCTTATGTTTATATCATTGAAGACAACTGGCTTCCATCTTCCAATCAAGATTTAATCTATCCTTATCTTTTACCGGTACAAGTTCTTAATAAAGAAGTTCAGGAATATATCTCCAAATATCAAAGAATATTCCAATATACCATTCAAATGGAATTAACACCTTATAGACCATACTATATTCCGTTCTAATGTTAAGAATCCGTACCACAGTTTCAGGACAAACTTTTTTTCTTGATACCTATCAGAACGAACCGGTGTTGGTAAACTTGTCGTTCGCAGAGCTTCAAGACATCACAAAGAAAAACTCAGCTTATTCCAAATCATTTTCTTTGCCTGGTTCAAAGATAAACAATCAGGTATTTAATTATTTCTATGACCTTAATTCTGTTCCAACAGATTTTAATCCCAATAACAAATATGAAACGGAGTTGTTATGGGATGGATATGAAATTCTAAACGGTAATCTAAGACTTAATTCAGTATCCGTTGCTGATGGTGAAATAGTTTATAATGTCACTTTTTATAATCAAATTGGTGATTTGATGTCAAACATCGGAGACCAATTTTTATTTGATTTGGATTTATCAGACCTCAATCACCCATATTCTCAGCAGGTTATCCCGCAGTCAAATCTCGACCCCACATTATTTCCAATCACGGGTAATACAAACTATTCGTATCAGAATGGAAAGACATTATGGGGATTATTCAATATTGGTTATGAGTATGACGCAAACAACGCTCTTGTTTCATCCAATACGCCACTCATAAAGTTCACACCGGTAAGTTATGGAACAAGTGCTGTAGCTTATGTTCCCACTTCACCTAACTTTGATTTCTCAGGAACACCAGTTAGAGACTGGTATTTTAAGCCAGCAATACAAGTAAAAGATTTATATGAGAGAATTGTTAACCAAGCCGGATATGAAATTAATTCATCATTTTTCAATACAGATTATTTTAAGAAATATTATCTCCCTCTCAAGTTCACCTCTGAATCCATTTATGCTAGAAACGCAATCCCTGCTTGTTTCACTTATACTGGTCTAACACCTTTCGTGGGAGGTATCGGTAGCACTTCAGGATATACAAATCCTTCAACAGGACAAACTTGTAATAGTCTTGGTTTTTCATCTGACACACAAAGCTTCCTTATACCTTCAGCATATACAGGTCAATATCAGATTAAGTTAACCTTTGAAGTTCAGCCAGCAGCCACATGTGATTTCTTGGGTATTTTCAGACCTCAGGTTCAACTCAAATTTTATGATGGTACAAGTATCACCACGATTTATAATCAGTCCTATTGTGATGTAAACTTGTATACAGTAAGTTTTGACCAAATATATACGGTCACTGGTGCTTCAATATTCTCATATATCTATCAAACCAAAGATGCCTTCCTTAAAAACTTCAAGTTTGAGATAATCAACCCCCCATCATTTATGATTGAGGGAAGCAATATTGACTACTCATTGGAGTTTCCTGATAACGATTATAAACAGATTGATTTTATAACATCGATAAACAAGTATTTTAATTTTGTTGTAGTTCCAAATCCTGACAATCCAAAGAGTTTGATAATTGAACCTATTGTAGATTATGTTGGAAAAGGTGATGTCTTAGATTGGACTACAAAAGTGGATTACTCAAAACCACAAACTCTATATCCTTCCAACATCTTAATCAATGGAACTCTTGAATACGATTTTAAGTTGGATAAAGATTTCGCAAACGATGATTTTAATAAAGCCGCAAACAGAACATTTGGAACAAACAAATTCTTATTGGGTCAAGATTACAAAGACCAGACAACAAAGTTTGATTATATGTTTGGGTCTCCAATAGACCTGACAATCGATAATGCCTATGTTCCAATTCTCACTGTTGAATCAATGTCAAAGGTTAATCAACAAGATAAAAATGGTATCGTCACGCAGCAGTTCCAATCGTTCAAGATATTACCAAGAATAATATTTAGGGGACCAACATTACCAAATGATTCGTGGGGTTTTATCGGAGGCTCAGGAATAACATCAGGTTCAATATTTTGTACATCAGGTATCACTCTTAATGTTACAGATGATGGTTTCATCAGATATGTCTCTTGTGGAAATATTACCAACTACCAGTTTGTAAATACAGGAACTTATGTTATCCCCATTTGTGCTGATGCTTCAACTGTGGCTGCAGGTATACCATATTCAAATCTAGCCGTATTTTCTATCACAAGTAGTGGAAGTACCTGTGATGACCTTGTGCTGCCAGAGCAATACCAATACTGGTATATGAATGGAAACGAGTTTGACAGATTTACAAACCTTAATAGATTTACCACATATCCTTTTAACTACAACAACTTCTCACATTACCTCAACTACAGAGGACTTGACCAACCAAATATCAAACCAGCAGAATTTGTATTCTCTGCTGATGACCTTTATTCAGTTTATTATCAGGACTATATCGAAGATGTTGTATCTTCAGATAACAAAATATATTCATGCTCAGCCTATCTATATCCTCAAGATATCAAAGCTCTCAGATGGAATGAAAAAGTATTAATTGGAAATCAATATTTTAGGATTAATAAGATTACAAATTTCAATTTACTTGAACCAACCATTTGTGAGCTTGAGCTCGTTAAACTGACAAGAGACTATGACGAACATAGAATTTTATATTATGATTTGACACCTTGTGCCGGTGGAGCAGTATTACATTCCAATTCAGATTTGATGTTCCACCTTTATGTATATGCCAATAACTATGTGAAACTATTTTCTGATTCCCTTGATTATCTTGGTTGTTATGGGGTGACAGTTGGAACATTTGATGAGACATATACCTATTCACATTACTATCTAAATTCAGCCTATACCACAAACCTTATTGGAATTTATGATAATTGTGATTGTACTGGTAGAACAGAATCAGATATTATTCAACAACCACCAAATGTACCTTTAACTTATTATTATTCAGGACAGAGTTGTGATGGTGCTGTAGGTTATGCTTTTAGTGCTAACACATCACCACTTCCTGATGTTGTTGTTAAAATAACCAATGGTATAGAACAAATATGTTTGTCAGCTATCACACCGAGCTACGCACAAATAATGACCTATGGATACCTATCAGCTTTCAGTTCTTGTACAGATTGTAATTTTGTTTCTCCTACTGCTACCCCAACAAATACACCATCGAATACTCCGACAGGAACTATCCCCGCAACACCAACTCCTACTCCGACTACTTCTCCTTGTATTTTCTGTTATGAGTATAGTTTCGGTCCTGCTACATCAAGTGGACTTCTAACATGGTTGGATTGTGATGGAATATTAAATGACACATTTGTGAATATTGGGGAAACTTATAATATCACTTGTACTGGTGCGAGAGAGGGAACTGTGACTGGTAATGGACCAATCACACAAGGAGCACTATGTTCCACAACTTGTCTCACACCAACACCTACATCAACAATTCCTGCTACACCAACAAACACTCCTACAAATACTCCAACTCCAAGTAATACACCTACCATCCCTCCTACTCCAACAAATACACCGACAAATACTGGCACACCAACTTCAACACCTCCAAGTGTGACGCCAACAAATACGCAAACACCAACAGAAACTCCACCAAGTTATGTATGTTATTACTTCCAAAATGAAGATAGCAGTCAATCTACAATATTCTATTATGGAATATTTGCCGGTTCCACAAGTGAAGTATTAAATGCCGGTGAATCAAGACAAAGATGTGTTGACCCGAATCAATTCACACCATATTACACGGGGGGAGTGACAACGATAGGTGCTTGTAGTAGTGTCACAGTTTGTACGGATGATGGAGTCTGTGAGGGTTGTAATTAAATAAAATAAGATGAGTTGTAATTTTTATGTAAATGATAGTCCTGGCATCGCACAGATGGAAATATCAGGAACAACATGCTCAGGGTCAGTTGTGAACTACTTTGTCAGTTATGGACAAGGTGTGTGCATGAATAATGACTATCCAATTCTAAATCTTAATGGACTTGTTATTTCAGGAAGTTGTTTACCGGTGACACCAACACCAAGTCCTACTAGTCCCTATTATTGTTATACTTCAGCTCTCACTTATTATACAGCAACCTATGAATGTCCTAATGACGGAAATGATTATTTGGACCAATATGGAGTTATAAGAATTGATATATATGAGAGTTTAATTCAGAGTGGTAATCACCCTGATTATAATTTTGTTGTCACAAATGGAACAGACTCTGAAGTATTAAAAATAAAAAGTGGTGAGATATTTAACGAGTTCATATTTCCAAAAATTAATTTCTCTTATGGTGATACTGGATGTACTCAAACTCTATTACCGAATTGGTATATCTCATCAACTGCAGGACTTCCTGAATGTGTGTTTATAACACCAACACCAACTCTAACACCTAC